TGGAAAATATCAGAGTTATAGGAATTGTGTACCTTATAGGTGCAATCATTACTTTTATTGGTTTATTTGCTTTTTTTACGTGGGCAGCAAAGGCAGATGCCAAGGAACAGGAATTATACCCGGAATATCCGATAGAAGATGAAAACGAACCATTCAGCTTGTACATAACGGTTGTATTTATTATTTCCATTATGACGGCAATTATATGGTGGGGCGTACCGCTTTTGTTGGGTGGGTTGCTTCTTTATGACAAGATAACGCAGGAGTACCCGCAGTTAATGGGTGGCATGAATGACACAGAAGAAAAAGAAAACGGAAAGGAATAGAGAAAATGGAAAAAGTACTTTTTTATGTAGCGGCAGCATTGATTGCTGTAATGGTTTTGACACTGTGGGTAAATATTATTGTGGCAATCACAAAAAAGGTTGTTGCGTGGGACAAGTTCCCGGTGCAGGTGTGGGTAATGATTGTAGCCATTGCCTCTACATTGATTACCGCAGCAGCATTTGCACAGTATTTTAATATTGCAATGTTGTGGTATTACTGGGTAGCAGCTATTGCGCTGGGCTTTTTGGTATGCTATGCGGCAATGTTTGGATATGACAACCTTTATAAGCAAATCATGGAAACTGTACAAAAGATAAGGGAACTACTGGCAGGAATCACAAAAGACGCTGAATAGAAAGAATGAGGATAAAACTATATGAGCGTATTGATTGGACACGCAAGCATCAGCGAGAACGGAACTATTAACGGAAAAAAGGGAGATCAGACGGGAAAAGAGGTATGTGTAAGAAACTTTTATAGTAAACCATGGGATTTTATGGCAATCCACCCGGACGCAAACGTAAGAGAGAAGCACGCAAAAGCGGTAGAGGCAGGCTGTGCAAATAACAATATCGGATACGGACAGGGCGATAGAAACACGCTGAACACAGAGGCAAAGAAAGTAAATTATGATTTGTCAAAAGTAGGGCTGTGCAATACGGACTGTAGCGAGTTCCAGAACGTGTGCGCCGTTGCATCTGGCGCAGCAGGCGTAACGCATGGCAGTAATGGGTGGACTACAGCAACCATGCGTAACGCATTAAAGGCTGCGGGCTACAAAATCATTACAGACAGTGCATTTCTGAAAAATGAAAATTACTGTGTAAGAGGTGCAATCTATGTAAAAGAAAGCTCACACACCGTATGCGGGCTGACAAATGGAACATACGCAGCACAGACGCTTGCAAAAGCCGGGATTGGCGGGTACGCCGGAAATAACAACTATTCTGGCAAAGGAATTGGTACAGCGGTTGCAAAATGCGATATGAACATCAGAAGCGTAGCAGAAGTAAAGAGCAATACTGTATACAGTTCGATTAAAGCGGGCACAAAAGTAGAAGTGCTGGAGGTGTTGGCAAATGGCTGGTATAAGATTGTATGGGCGGGCGCATCTTGCGGCTATGCTTATACATCGAATACAAACAATAAGTATTATACATATACCGCCAACAGCAAAAACAACAGTACCAGCACAAGCGGCAGCAGTGGATTAAAGCAGACGCAGAAACCAGAATCAGCGTTGTGTTTTGATAAGACGCTGGCGGGTGCATATGTTGTTACAGCGGACAAATTGCACATGAGAGCAGGAGCAGGAAAAACAAAAGCGGACTATGGAACTATCGCAGAGGGTGGCAAAGTACATTGTTACGGATATTACAACAAAGAAAAGGGGACAGGTGCAAAATGGCTGTATGTTGCCTGCGGAAACGTAACGGGATACTGCCATAGCGATTATCTGAAAAGAGCATAATATGGACGCACAAACAGCGGGCAGAGTTTTGGCGGCGTTGGTAATATGTAGCGGGCACAATAAAGGCTGTGACGAGTGCCCGGCATACGATGTAGAAGCCACAGGAGAAGCACAGCAGAAACGATGCAATGAATTATTGAGCGATAGCAATATTGAAAAAGCATTAGAAACAATGAGAGGATAAAAGAAAGGGTAGCGGTGTGAGCCGTTACCCTTTTTGCCTACTGATTTAAAACCAGATCATAAAATACGTTTTCAGATAAAATCTGTATGTCCTTGCCTTTTAAAATAAGTGATTCAGCCTTTTTCTGTTTATTGCTTTTACCGTCTTTTATGAGACTGCAAAAATCATTATTGCCGAGAATTAAATAATTTGTTTTGGCTGTGACGTTATCCCCGCACTGCCCGCCGAGGTTTACCACAAGTTGCATGGCATCTTTACGCTGCATCTTTTCTAATGTGCCAGTGAATACACAGAGCTTGCCGTAAAGCGGGTGGCTGATATCAAAATTATCTGTAGTTGCCGTAATATCTTTTGCATGTAGCTGGCGGCTGGAATAAGAAGCCTTAAAGCTGTCAAAGTCCCCGTATTGTGAAATTGCATCAGAAAGCAATGCTTGATAGCAGGTGTTGCAGGCTTCACAATCAGCATAGGAGCGGTGCGCCGGGGAAGAAACTTTATAATGAGCGGCAACCGTTTCTAGTTTGTGGTTTTTCAGTTCCGGCAGCAGTTTCCTTGCAAAGCGCATTACATCAACAAAGGAATTGGTAAAATCAATGCTGTGCGTATCCTGCAATACGTCATAAATAAAATTGATATCGAAATTTACGTTATATCCTACAAGGATATCAGAACCGACAAAATCATAGAAAGATTTAATTGCATCGGAAATGGTGGGAGCATCAGCAACCAGATCGTTTGTTATCCCGGTCAATTCGGTTATAAAGCTGTCAATAGGTTCGGTGGGTTTAACAAGAGTAGTAAAAGAATCAACTAAAGAACCGTTTGAGTAGCGCAGTGCGGATAGTTCGATGATTTCACAATAACGGGAGTCCAGCCCGGTTGTTTCAATGTCGATTACCGTATAAGTATCTGGTGCGGCAATGAGGCTGTGCCCTTTATTTGGGCGGCTGGGTTTTTCTGATTTATCAGACGTAGCAACAAAAGGTTTCCCGTTTTCATCAATACCGATAGAAATGAACATAGTAAATACCCTCTTTCGTTTGAAAATTATAGTCATGCTGACCTTTAACACAATTATGCTTTTGAAATGTGGTAAAGTCAAGAAAAATTCTGATTATTAACACAAAGACGATAGGGGCGTACTGAATGAAAATATACGCATACAAAGGGAAAGATAATTTATGTGGGGAACGCATAAGGTTGGCGAGAGCGAAAAATAGAATTACACAAAGCGATTTAGCAGCACGTATGCAGGTAGCTGGGGTTACAATAGAAAGAGATTCGATAAGCCGGATAGAGCGGGGCACAAGAATTGTAACAGATTACGAATTGAAAATATTTTCTAAAGCGTTGGGCGTAAGCATGGAATGGCTGACAGACGAAAGCGGGACACTGTAACAATAGTTATGGTGTTTTTCTTTATAAAAAATACACCCAATGAGTAAAAAATGATTGACAAATGTACTCAATGGGTATATAATATAATTGTAGCAAGGGAACAGCAGGAAAGGAGTTAAAAATGGAGAACGAAGAAATGAGCAAAGCCGATTTAATAGCAATGTTGGTATCAATTAGAGAAGTAGCAAGAACAAACGGGGAAACACATACAGTAGAACATATAGAAAAGATTCTTGAAGAAGTAAGAAAATAAAATAGAATAAAGGGAACACACGAGGGGCGGATACCTAAACAATCCTGCTAACCGCCCCAAGTGCTATAATGTAAATATAGCAGGAATAAAACAGAAAATCAAGGGGCGTGATAAAATGACGATTGAAGAGGCACGCAAACAGCGGGGCATGAGCAGGCGTGAGGTATCGGAATGGTTAGAGATACCATATAGAACGCTGACAAACTGGGAGAACGGGATACGGAGCTGCCCGCATTACATTGAAAAGCTGATAGTAGAAAAGATATTGCAGGGCAAATAGCAAAAAGCACACAGAGAGCCGCAGGACAACAACGCCTGCGGCTTGTTTTACGAAAGAGGGCGGGAACATGGCAAATCAAAAGGGTAGCAGACAATTAAAACACAATGATAGAATCAGATTAGAAGCCTTGTATAATGCAGGGCACAAGGTTGTAGAGATTGCAGAGATTTTAAATGTACACCGCAGTACGATTTATAACGAGTTGAAGCGTGGGCAATATGAACATTTGAACAGTGATTATACAAGAGAAATGAGATACAGCGCAGACCTTGCACAACGGAAATATGAGGAAAATTTAAAAGTGCGAGGAACACAATTAAAGATAGGAAATGATATTAAGCTGGCAAATTACATAGAGGACAAAATAATAAATGAAGATTACAGCCCGGACGCAATCATAGGGGAACTGACAGCAGAGGGACGCTGGGGAGAATTTCAAACCAGAATATGCACCACTACAGTATACAGCTATATTGATAAGGGAATCTTTTTAAAGGTAACAAATAAGGATTTGCCAGTAAAGAAGAACAAAAAGCGCAAATATAATAAGGTAAAGAAACAGAAAAGGGTAGAAGCAGGGGAAAGCATAGAAAACAGACCAGAAGCAATAAACAACCGGGAAGAGTTCGGACATTGGGAAATGGATAGCGTAATAGGACAGCGGGGGAAATCGAAAAATACATTGCTGACACTCACGGAGCGAAAGACACGAGCAGAAATTATTTTTAAATTGCCAGATCACAGTGCAGAGGCAGTAGTGGCAGCAGTTGACAGATTAGAGAAACGCTGGGGCGAAATGTTTAAGACGGTGTTTAAGAGTATCACAGTAGACAACGGCACAGAGTTTGCGTATTGCGCAGAGTTGGAGCGTTCAGCGATAGGCGAGGGGAAAAGAACCAAAATGTATTATTGCCACCCGTACAGCAGTTGGGAGCGTGGCACAAACGAGGTAACAAATAAAATGGTACGCCGCCGAGTTCCAAAGGGTACAAATTTTGACGGACGGACAGAGGAAGAAATACAGGCAGTGGAAGAGTGGATAAATAAGTATCCAAGGCGCATACATGGGTATAAATCAGCAGGGCAGTTATTTGATGAAGAACTTAAAAGAATCAGTTAATCTATTAAAAGGGTATAATGGCTGGCTGGAAACGGTACAGCCTTATTGGATTGCTTACAAAAAGAACAGTAGAAACAGAATATACAATAAAAGTACATATGTTTTGTACAAAATGCCGATATTGAAATTTTGTCGAAAAAAAGGTTGAAATTTTTACAGCAAAAAAAGAAATAAAAAAGTTGTTGACAAACATGAAACGCTTTGATATAATATAAAAGCTGTCGCATGAAACGGCAATAACAAAGAACATTGATAACTGAAC